AAGAAGTTGATTCTTAAATGACACACACGAAACAATTTGTTATTTATTATTGAAATCTAAAAAGATTATACATGAATTATCAAGAAACAATCAACAAGATAAAAGCATTATTTGAAATTGGAATGCCTGCTTCACCTGATGCAACTGCAAATCCTGATGTTAGTGGATTGACTGATTACATCTTACAAGATGGAACAAAGATCAGTTGTGATAAATTGGAAATTGGCGGAATGGTTACAATCAACGGAACACCTGCACCTGATGGTGATCACAAGTTACAAGACGGAACAATCATTCAAACAAAAGACGGTATGATTGAAGAAATCAGTTCACCTGCAGAAGAAGCAGTTGATGCAAGTGTAAATTCAGATTTAGCTATAGACACAGCAGATAAGACCATGAGTACAGAAATGGGAAAGAAGATGGAAGAAATGTCACAGCACATGGCTGATATGAAAACAAAGTGTGCAGGTTACGAAAGCAAATTTGCAGCAACAGAAGCAGAAATGAAAAAGCAAAAAGAAGCAATCACAATGATTACACAAATGATTGAAAAGATTGCAACAATGCCAGTTGAAAAACCTGCAGCAATGGCAACAAATCAATTCACAGCACAAAAAAGTGAAGACAAAGAAGAAAGATTTCAATCAATGGTTGAAGCAATGAAAAAATTAAAAAGCAATTAAACAAACCGAAATAAATTATTAACCGTATAAATTTTAAACAATGGCATTTAACGTAGGATCATTAGCAGATTATACCATACAAAACGAAAAATTGTTGGTAACCAAATCTTTATTTGACGCAAAAACACAAAAGATCATTCAAGCATCTGGAAATGTTATGTCTTCAGTAAAGTCATCAGAAACTATCAACGTTCTTGATACTGATGCAGTATTCCAAACAGGTGGAACATGTGGTTTCAACAGTTCAGGATCATCAACATTCACACAAAGAAGTTTGGCTGTAGGAAAGTTTAAAGTACATGAGTCATTATGTCCTAAGACACTTGAGTCGAAATATACGCAACTCGCACTTTTGCCGGGTTCGATAAACGAGGGTATTCCATTCGAACAAACTTACACTGGCATGAAAGCACAGGTGATTGCTGAGCAATTAGAAACTGCATTATGGCAGGGTGATACAGCATCAGGCAACGTCAACTTAAACAAATTTGATGGTTTAATCAAGTTGATTGATACTGCAGCGGTTTCTGCAAATGGTAATTCATCAGGCATTACAGTTGCAACAGGAATCACAGTTTCAAATGCTTTAACAATTGTTAAGAACATTAAGAACGCAATTCCTGCAAGAGTAAAAGGAAAATCAGATGTAAGATTGTTCTGCGGTTGGGAAGTGTTTGACTTGATTGTTGATGCGTATGTGAATCAAAACTTGTTCAACTACGGAACATCACAATTGAATTATGAGAATGGTGAGTTCACAATACCAGGTACAGCATACAAGTTGAGTGCAATTCATGGTCTTGATGGAACAAACAGATTGTTTGCAATGAGAGATTCAAACATTTACATGGGTTGTGACATCTTAGGTGAAGAAGACAAGTGGGAAATTTTCTATGCAAAAGAAGCAATGGAAGTAAGATTTGTTGCAGAATGGAAATTAGGAATTCAAGTTGCGTTCCCTGCAGAAATCGTTTCTTTCAAATTAGTACCATAAGAAATAAAATGGTGATCACTTAAGTGTGGTCACCATTATTTTAAAAAAATTAAATATATAAATCGATGCCTTGTAATTTAACCCAATCATATAACCTTGACTGTAGAGATTCGGTCGGCGGTTTAAAAGAAGTTTACTTCATGGAGTTAGGAAATTTAACTTCATTCACAGAAGCATCAGGTGTTGTGACTGCAATCACCAAAGCAGCAGGAAAGAAGTTCTATAAGTATTCTTTAATCAAGCAAACAAGTAAGTTTGAAGATACATTGACAGTGAATGAAGAAAATGGAACTGTATATTCAATGCAGAAGTTAACAATCATCTTAAACAAGTTGCAAGCAAATACAAGAAATGAAATCACATTGCTTGCACAAAATTTACTTGTATGTGTTGCAGCTGATAGAAATGGAAAGTATTGGTTTTTAGGTGCAACAAACGGGGTTGTAATCAACACAATCAAAGGTGAAACCGGAACAAAAATGGGCGACAGAAACGGCTACACTATTGAATTAGAAGGTGCTGAACCAGCATTCGCACAGGAAGTTTCTGCAGGAATAATTTCAGGATTGACATCATAGAATCCTTAACCTTATAAAATAAAAATCTTCAACCTAATAAGTTGAAGATTTTTTTTTGACACAAAACAAACATTTTGATATTTATAATTAATGATACAACTTATTAAAGGACAAAGCAAAGATGTGATTGTGACATTAACGGAATTGACAACAATTGCGAATGCATTTTATTTGTTTGTATTTACACACGAAACAACAAAAGAAGTGATTAATGTAATCAAGAATTCAAGTTCTGATTTAAGTCAATTCAAATACAGATACAACAAGTTTACATTTGCATCAGGATTGTTTTCAAATGCATCAATAGGCAAATACACTTATTCAGTTTTTGAACAACTGAGTTCAAGCAATACAAACATCACAGGTTTAAATTTAATTGAATCGGGTAAAATGGATTTGAACGTTTCAGCAACACCAGTTGACGTGTTCAATGAATATTCAGCACCAACAACATTTAGAACTTATGCAGGATAATATAATAGTATTAAAGTTTGATGACAGTAAGATTCCGGAATTCAAAGAAGTTCGTGGAAAGCAATTTATTTCATTTGGTGAAGACAATGATTATCCAAATTATTTAATCAAATTGTTTAATAAGTCGGCAAAACACAATGCCATAATCAATGGTAAGGTGACTTATATTTTCGGCGAAGGTTTTTATTGTAAGGTTGATGATCCAATTGCGGACAGATTCATTTTTAAGGTGAACAGTGCAAATGAAAGCTTGAATGACATTGCAAAGAAATGTGCAATTGACATTGAAATTTTTGGCGGTTTTTACTTGAATATTATTCCAAATAGAATTGGTGAAATTGCTGAAATTTATCATCTTGATTTCAATCGTGTTCGTGCAAATGAAGATTGTTCACAATTCTTTTATAAGAATGACTGGGTGTCTAATCGTGACAAACCGAAAGAATATCCTGCATTTAATGAAGCGAAAATGGATAAGGCATCTATATTCCAATACAAAGAATATAGACCAGGTTTAAGAACTTATCCTTTGCCAAATTACATTGGTGCAATGAACTATGTGGAAAGTGACATGGAAGTAAGCAAGCACACATTAACAAATGCAAAGACAGGATTCAGTGCAACAAAGCTTATCAATTTCTTCAATGGCGAACCTGCACCGGAAATGCAGCGCGATATTCAGAAAAGATTAGAAAAGAAATTCACCGGTGCTGATGGATCAAAGATAATTGTTTCATTCAATAATGATCCTACAAAGGCGCCAACGGTGATTGATTTGGGATCATCAGATTTAACCAAAGAAGATTTTCAAAAGGTTGATGCATTGATTACTGCAAATTTAATGGCAGGACATCAGATCACTTCACCTGTGCTGTTTGGCATAAGTGAACCGGGCAAACTTGGATCACGTAATGAATTGAAAATGGCTTATGACATTTTCAATAATACTTATGCAAGTTCAAAACAAAAAACACTTGAAAAAGTATTCAACTACATAGCAAGATTAAAGGGCATTAAGAATGAATTATTTATTCGTTCTGTTGATCCTGTAGGAATTGAATTTACTGATTCATCATTGATTACTGCAGCACCTAAATCATGGATTCTTGAAAAGATGGGTGTTGATACTGCAAAGTATTTTGATACAACAGTTGCAGGTATTTCTACAATATCACCTGAAACAGATGTGAAAACACAAGCGCAAATTATCAGTGACAGCATCAATTCACTTTCACCATTGGTGGCGAACAAAGTTCTTGAATCAATGACTGCAGATGAAATCAGATCACTTGCAGGTCTTGCACCAAATCCATTGGTCCAAACACCAACAGAACAAACAACAGCAAATGCAGTGGCATCAACACCTGTTGTTGCACCGGACACAATGAAAGATGAATCATCAATCAATAGTGTATTAACAAACTTAACAGGAAGACAATTACAGCAGATAAACAGAATTGTAAGACAATACACTAAAGGTCAATTGACAATGGACCAGGCATCACACATGTTGAAATCAGGATTTGGTTTCAAAGATGAAGATGTAAAAATGTATCTTGGAACAAATGAAGCACAATTTTCAGAAGATCACAATGAAGTTGATGTGGCAAACATGCTGATTGAGAACGGTGAACTACGTGAAAAATTTCATTTTATTTATACGAATGAAGCAAAGTTCATATCAGATGCAGAAGTGAAATCATTTGAAG